CCAGCAATTGGCCGCCCTTGCGCACGACATAGCGCTTACGAGTCACGCCATATCCTGGAGCGCCGCCAGTGGCAACCTGCATGAACGCTGAGAATGCATCGTCCTGCTCAGTCCAACCGATAGCGGTCGTGACTGGGACGGATGGCGAATCAACGTTGCCCGACATCGCTACTACGTCGTCCTGCTCAGTCCACGACAGCGAAGTACTGTCATTTGCAGTGACGGTCACAGAAACAGCGTCATCTACCTCATTCCATGCAACAGATGCACGGTCGGTCAGCGTCGCAGTTACTGCATGCACGTCATCTGCTTCAGTCCAAGCAATAGTGGTGGAGTCGGTCAGCGTACCCGCGAGCGATACGGCGTCGTCAGCCTCAGTCCATGACAGGGCGGCCGTGTTTCCAGACGGCGCGCTGTATGCAATCCACAATCGACGCGACGCCGGCTTGAACAGCTGCCACGGGTTGTCGGCGAGCGATTGCATTTCCGCGTCGGTGAGCGTGCGATTCCATGCCGCCACCAGGGAAAGACCGCCAGTCGACCACGTTTGAGCGTTCGACGGTCGGGCGCCAACGCACATAGGTAGCGTGTTGCTTGGTGTTGACAATGCTGACGGTGTCGCAGCGGTCACAACGCCATTTTGGAACACGGCTGTTCGTGTCGGACTGGCCGTTGCTCCTATCGTGAAACCTCGCGATAGTTCCGCAACCGTCAGCGCTACAGGAGCTGTTGCCTGCCCGGTTACCGCTTGACTCGTATTGAACGGGATGAAGTCGGCCTTGCCGTTCGCTATACGGAATTGGAAATACCGATAGCTTCCGCCGCCGTTGTCCATGTCCAGCGCCGACTGGATCACACTGGCACTGGTCGCCGTTGCGACGGCAAATAGGCTGTAATTTGACGAGGTGATGCCGCCTGCCGCTGGAACCGTATACAGCGCCGTGGAGGAGCATTGACCGCCCGTCCCTGCCTGCGTGTTGACCCGCCCCCCCGATGTGTAGGGGTAAGACGTAACGTCGCCTTGCGCGAATCCGACTGCCAAATCCGAATGCGTGAACGCAAACGCAAGCCCCCTCGTGAGCGGATTGCTCCAATCGATTTGGGGAACCTGCGCCGGCTGTGTCGTCCGGACGCGACGGGTCATCAGCGCGCCCATCAGGTGTATTGCGCCGCCGCCGCGAGCGCCTTAAGCGTCCAGTTGGCCGACATCGTTTGGCCGGATCGGTTGATGATGTACACGTTGTACAGAACAGGCATGAGGTCAACGGGCTGCGACTGGAAGAGCGCGTTCGTGTTTGCTGTGGGTGCCTTCGCTGCCACAAACGAACCGACTCGATGCGGGTATGCGATATACGACGCTCCCGCCGTTGTATCGATATCCGGGAAGTTCGTGCCGTCGATCGCCGGGACCAGATACAGGTCGGCGATGGTGGTCCCGGCCGCGATGCCGGTCACGGTTGCCCACTGTGCAGTCAGGGAGAACAGCGCCGCGAACAGGTCCGCAGCATTGCCGGCGGCGCGGCAATCAAGCTGTGTGCCAGCCAAGCCAGCCGACCCAGTCGTGAGCGATGCCCCTGTGCTGGTCAGCGTGACGACCGCTTGTTCTTTGAGAAGGATATTCCCTGCCATGGTCAAGCCCCAAATGCGTCAATGATGTCGCGCGCGGACGGCGCAGGAATGCCGATGATTTCGGCGCGGGATGCAGGCTGCAAGGTAAGCGCTTTCAATTGCGTCGCGTACTCGGTGCTTAGCAGGCCGGCGGCGGCAAGGTCGTCGATGTTCTTTTGCGTTTTCGGATGCCCAGCATCCATGCCAGAATCCTGCTGTAGAAACGTCATCATCCATTTCACGGCACTAACGGACTGACTGGCGACTTGCAAAGCGTCGAGAATAGCGGCGCCGTCCTCGCACTCGGCCAGGATCGTTCGCGCGGTCACGTACCGCGTTTTGACTGCTGTATAGTTCTGCGCGGTCAACAGGTCTATCACGCGCTGGGGATCACTAGGAAGATGCGCCGCATAGCCAAGTCCCAGAGGGTCGGTCTTGATTTCAATCGCTAGGGTCACGGGTTGCCTCGCGTGATAGTCCAGCTGGTCACAGACACTTGCAGGCCCGACGTGACAGTAGACGTGTTCAGCGTCATTTCAGAGCCCACGGAGCCATCCAGCACGTGCGTAGTGCCGTCCGCCTTGGTGACGCGGAACCACGTTGCGGTGCCGGATGCGCTCGCGCTAACTGCACTAGGTAGCGTAGGCGACAAAACGCCACCGGAGGATGCCGGTGCGAATGGCGAGCCAAGTGTCAGCGTGGCAAGCACATTGGTCGCGGTGCCGCCAGTAGCTGGGCGAGTACCGTCCAATAGGTACATTTTTGCGCCGGCGCCTGCGTAGGTCGTGATTGCGTCAAGTTGGGCGTTGCGAAGCGCCGTTGCGTATCCTGCTGCCATTAGGTGTTACCTCCTTGTTCTTCCGGGTCGACTTTGACCGCGTACTTAGTGCCATCCGGGTTGCGGACGATGTGGGTTTGCATGCGATTGGAGCGGTCGATCTTCTCGTGCAGCGCTTGCAGGTGTTCCATGAGTGGCGTCGTGGCTTTCTCCGACATGTCCTGCTTTTCAACCTGCGTGCGCTCCGTCTCGGCCTGCGTTTGAGCCAATTCGACGTGTGCCTTGGTCACGATGGCCTGCTGGTCTGCGTCGATCTTTTCGCGGGCGATGAGCAACTGATACTCACCGTTGATCTGTGCGAGACGTTCAGCGCGTGCGCTCTCTTCGGCTGCTGTGAACTGCGCAATGCGTTCTGCACTCTCGATTTCCATCTGCTTGACCTGCGCATCAAGCTGGGCTTTCGCCTGATCGGCTTGCAGTTCCTGCTGCTTCATCTGCTGATCGGCTTGGGCCTTGACGAGGGCAGGATCAGGCGGCGGCGGGGGCGGAGGCGGTTCGTTCGGATCAGGCGGCGCGCTCGGGTCAGTCCAGAACGCGTCCGGATCTTTGAATCCAAGAGCCTCTGTCAGCTTCTTCGCGCTCGCGTAAAGGTTCTTGGGCTTGGTGATGCCGATCTGTAGGCCCATGCCCTGCTGCTGGTGGAGCATCATCAGGTGTTGCACCTGTTGATCCTTGTTGCCGGTGCCGAGACCAACATTAATGCTCAGGTCGAAACCGTTGCGCCATTCGCGCGGGTCGATCTGCGCCCACTTGTTGCCAAGCTTGACCGAGATGGCTTTGTCCTGATGCTGGCCGACCAGCTTGAGGATCAGGCGGAACAGGTCCGTAAAGCCCGTCTCGGCGAACGTACGCGCGATGGCATCGACACGCATGTCTCCACGGTTCGTGATCGTGGTGACGCCGGTAGCGGTCTTATTGAGGCTGTCCGAGCTAGAGCCTTGGGAGTAGCGCGTCCAGCCGGTGGCATTCTCGGTATAGTCCTGCATCCACTGGACCATCACCTGAGCGCCTTGCATGTCGCCCACTCCCTGATCCAATCTACCGACTGCGCCAGGATTCTTGACCCGTACGATGCCGCCAGGGCGAGAGGTAAGCAGATCGTCCAGGTTGACTTGACCCTCTACGGCGAAGTAGCGGCCGTTGACCGTCATGTAGAGGTTGTCCAACTGGGCGCGGACAAGGTTAGTACTCTGACGCTGCGGCTCCATAGCCAGATCAGCGATAGACAGGCCGAAGAAGCGGTGAGCCAGCGGGATAGGCGTGATGCTGACGAAAGGCGGGCCATCACACTCGACGTTCTCAAGGATCGCATTGCCAGCGCGGACAACCTTGCGCCATTCAGCGATGCCGTCGCCGTCGTAGTCAGCACGCAGGTAGCATTCAGTGATCCACACTTGACGCATGGACGGGTCAACACCCACATCGTCCGTGTTCATGTACGGCGTGTCGTCGTCCCACGAGATCCGCTCGACGCGCTCCATGTTCAGAGTAAGGGCGCTTTCGTCGCTGCTGATCTGGTCGACGTTCTTGTAGCCCATCGCCGTCAAGTCGGAGATCGTACGCAGCACACGATGACCGAGGAATGCAGCCTCCTTGATCGACTTGGCCTTACGGTCGATCATGAATTCCTCGGGCGGCACGTTCTCAATCGCCACCTTGCCGGACTTCTTCGTGCGTTTGAACGTCACGTCGTGCAGTTGCGGGACGGGCTGCTGCTCGATCTGCTGAAGCTGCGCCGACATCATTTGGACGGCTTGCGCGGCTTGCTGGTAGCCCTGCTGCGCTGCTTGCGCCGCCTGTGCTATCTGCTGCTGGACTTGCTGGATAGCCTGCTGCTTCTTCTTAGCCGCGTCCTCGTCCTCGTAGGACTTGTGCTCGATTGGCTCAACCTCGGGATCGTCCAGCAACTGAGCCAGTGCCACGTCGTCCAGCGCGCGGTATTCCTCGCGGCTCTCTTCTACACGGTCGTCCCACCACACCTTGAGAATGCCGACCTTCTGCAGCAGCGCGTCGTCGAACCACGTATTGACGATGGCGTAACCCGGATTCTGCTTGTAGAAGATGTAGTTGATGTAGTCCGTGGCCAGCTTGGCCTTTTCCTCGTCATCTTCAACCGTCGGCGTGAACTCGACCACGTTGTCCGAGCCGCAGAACGTCTTGATGAGAGTGGGCTTCATCCACAGGATCGTGTTGCGAACAGTGGTGTCCACAAACGACGACCGGCCCTCGACCTCAGGGGGCGCCAGGTCCCCCTTGGCCTCGCCTAGGTAGTAGTACTCGGCCTTGCGTCGCATCTCTGCTAGCTTGCCGCCAAAGAAGCCGACCGCTTGGCGCATCTGCGCATCGGTCATGGCTTTAATCTGATCTTCAGTCAGACCTTTTCCCATGTATAGTCCTTCCGTCTGTCATCCCGACAGTCGATTGCTCGTCCGCTTCCCAGCGGTCGTGTGCGCCGTAGCGCGAATACTGCTATTTCAGCTTAAATGGTAGCGGAGGAATGTCACGATTCCACGCATCTACGATCATCCTGCGAAACTCGTGATACCTGACTGGCTTGTATTCAAGGCAATATCTCTGCCAGTCCATCATCGTATCCAAACTGTCGCGAAAGCCGATGACGCGAGACGGCATAACAGCAACTCGCATCTCGTACGCCTTCATCAAACCTTGGTAGATGCATTCGTCTACATCAAACGTAGGTTTCTTCATGTCCTCCCCAAGCTCGGATAATGGAGTGATCCGCCCCAATCTTCGTTAGTCATCGACTCTGCGTTGACTGCGATGTAACGCAGATTATCCGCACCGTGCGACCACTCGTCGTGCATCGGCGCCCCTGGCTCGTTCGTCTGCTGGTTGATCGAGCGGCGGTAACGCTTTGCGCACTGGATCAGGCGTTCGCACTTCGTCTTGTCGAAGTACATGCGACCAAACGCCATGCGCGTAAGTCTGATGCCGTCTTCGATGCCCATGTTCGGCGTAATCGCGACATCCCAGCCAAGGGCCTGCATGATCTCTTCTGCACTCTTGCCAGTCTTGAAGTCCTTATTACGGCCATCGTGCGGCAGATACATCTTGCCCCAGTTGTACCGCTTTTCCTTCAGCATGGCTGAGTAGTAGTCCAACGTCTTATGCGAGTCCTCGATGTTCTCGATAACGCGCAGTTCAGACGACGAGCGCTGCACAAGGCTGATCGACATCGCATCGTTCCAGCCCAAGTCGAAGACCACGTGAACCTTGAGCAGCGGATCGTATGGCACGTTGCAGATACGCTTCTCGGCCTCTGCCTTCGCCATCTCGTCGTAATAGATCGCGCCGGCCACTGCTGGGAGACATGCACCTTCCCATATCTGCGCGTAGCCCTTAGGGTCCGTGCGCTGCGTGTTCAGCCGTTCCTCTTCCAGCACCTTCGGGAAGAACGGATTGCTGTCGTAGTTCACCTTGACGACCTTCGCATTAGGCGGCGGGTCGACGACAAAGCGCTGATACGTTGCGTCCGTCTCTAGCATCGGGTTAAACGTGATCCAGATCTCGGAGTTATCACCCCGGATCGTCGGCAGCAGCACGTCCCATGAGCGCTTAGACACGCTCTGCCCCTCTTCGACCCAGCAGATGTCGCAGTTCGCCAGCGACTTGATAGAGTCAATCGTATGGCTTGCGAGACCACCGAAGATGAATAGCGTACCGTTCTTACCGCGAATCTCTTGGTCTAGCGACTCGTAGAAGCCACCAAGGTCCATCTTTGCAATCTCGTCATCCAACAGCGCCTTGACGGAATCGCGGATCGACTTTTGCACCTCTCGTGTGCAGAGAATGCGTAACTTGCGCTGCATGCCCTGAATCAGCAGGGCCTTGACCACGTTGACGCTCTTCCCGCTCCCTCGACCGCCATACAGCACCTTGTAGCGCATCGGCTCGAAGAGGAACGCAAACGGTTCCGGGATCTGAACTTCAATCGCCATTCTTTGCCGCGACAAACGTTACTTGAATTCCACCTCTTACAAGATGCTCGCCATTCTCACCGGCTCCGTTCACTTGGAGCGGCAACAGCTTAGGATAGATCGTGCCCCAGAACACGCGCTCATTAGCCGTGTCCTCACGCACCCACTCAACAAGACGCTCTGCACCGCCCAATTCGGCAGCAGCCTGCGCAATAGCGTCCTTTGCCGCCTGCGTCGTCTTGTTCAATGCTCCTTTGGGCTTGCCAGGATTGCCCTTGCCGAATTTGCCCGTATTTTTCGGTTCACTCATAGTTACTCAGGATTCCGTTAGGATTGTCCTGCCTCTGTTACATCGTCTTGCCAATCTCGGCGGCTGCTCGGGTAATGGCTCGGCGGGCGGCTGCGCATCGATCATTTCCAACCTGTTCGGTGGCGTAGATGTCTTTACCAAATCTAGC